CCCAAACTTGAGGTACTGACATTATCTGATATCTCCATTCCATAAAATCCCACCTTAAATAACGGAAGGTCGACATTGCATTCTTAAATGTCGTAAGGGCAAGAATTGGACATGCCACTACATTCACTTGAGGCGAAGAAGTAGTGTAAACTATATCAGTCACTCTATACTCTCTTTCTAAAATTCGAGCAGGAGTTTGATCAGCCCAAGGCGAAATGTCACGAGGACGCGGCAATTTCGGGGCCAATGTTTTAACTTCAACAGGAGTTTCAACCACAAAGTCTACTAATCCGTTGGATTCCACTTTCGTGGAGGGTTCTTCGTTTAATACGTTTTCGCTGATCAATTTAACGATGGGCTCTAGTTTAGCTGATCATCGTGCTAGAGCTCGAACCCCTAATTCTGTGAGGCGCGATCCGTGAATCCCTAGGGGTCGATTCCACGTCCATGCATTCCTCACTCACTGTTGCCAGTGGTTTATTTTGCTCAATTTATACTCGAGAGCTAGAGATATTAGTTTAATGTCATTGCGGACGGGACAAAAGTTATGAGCGATTGCTCATCATTCCTGTACCCCAGCGGTCTTCGTAAAATTCATACGAACCTGCTGTGTACGGTATATTATAAATTTCGCAATAAGTGCGAATTCTTTCTTCTTCCTTTCGGAAAACTTCTGGACCATAATGAAAATACTCCATCATCGCCTGTTCAACATTAATAGCTAGTTGTTCAGACGCGGGACGTAAGTTCGATTTCTTGATCCAAAGAAGCATTCCATGTATGCTCTCTCTCGAAAGAGGAGCGGTATATAAAGTTTCTCTAGGACGAAACTTTCGACATAAAAATTCCAAATCGTCAAACTCAACGAACTTAGAATTAATAACACCCTTTTGAGTAGTGGTGTAAGTCATGCCAAAAGTATCCCAGATAAATTTCCCTAAGGTTTCCATGTTTATGAAATCCTTGAGATCGTCACAGACTGACCAAAGATTATCATCGCCATAAAAAGCGCAAATCAAATCTTCCAGTCTTGATCGTTCTCCCAAGTTGTTCATAGTGCACACAAGCCAGTGAAATGCATTAAAAATACACACGTTGACGAATGAGTTTAGAAAACCAGTAAGCCAACCTCCTGAACTGTTCATCCAATCTGACCAGTAGCATTCACCATTAATAACAAAAATCGGTGCAATACTACTCATACAGACATTATAAAGATACCAGTCATAGAGATCGTCTCCAGAGTTTATATACCACTTCATCGAAAGATAAAGAGCATATCCAAATTTGGCGATAATACCGGAATCAAATCCCGAGTAATCACCACCTCCAAAGTTTTTGTGTTTCTTAAGCTTTTCGGCCAAAATCCACCATTCAGGACCATGTGGGTTTATTCCTATCGCCACATCAGTGTCCAAATGGTTTTCTTTCATATAAAAAACAACATCTCCAACAACCATAATAGTCATAATGAGATGCGCCAAGCTACCAACACAAAAAATTCGGGTTTTTCCTTGATACACGCGATCTAAATCACGTGTTTCATCTTTCAAACAGGCTGAAACTACGTTTTTGAGCTCGTAGCCAGCCTTCATAGCGATGAAAAGCTCCATCACTTTGTTTCGGAGGACAGGGTTTATCCAAGCCGGTTCAGCTTCCGTAGCTTTACGCCACAGCTGATCTCGAGACTTAAAACCTTCGACTTTAAAGTCGAACCCTATCGAGGCTTGCATGTCCAATTGTTGAATTGCTTCTTCAATCGTATACATGCGAAATTTTCGCTTAGTACTAGGAAAAAACCCAGCGAATGCAATCTCTGGTTCTTGTTCGAACAGTTCTTGCATCCACCTAGGAAATATTCTTCGCGGAGCTGAAACCATCTTAACGAGACCCTGTTTAAGGGGTTGTCGCAAGACTTGTTCCATCTCACCGGTGATTT